GATCTCGCTTCCCGTAATCGGGCCGGCGGCTGGATAGCTGAAATAGGTGTTCGCGGACGCGTCGGAGGCAAGCATCAGCAGGGCCGCGAGACCGGTGATGAAACGGCGCATGTTCAAGATGTCCTAGGTTGTCCAGCCGCTGATGAAGCCGGCGATGTCGGAGACGTGGCCGCGGTTGCGGCTGGCGAGGGCGGCAGGCATCCGTGCTGCCGGGATTTGCGTGTTGGCGACGCGGATGGTGTTCAGCGCCGCGCGCATCGCTGCGGTGATCGTCGGATCCGGCGGCATCTGGTACATCGGCCGCAGCCGTGCCGCCAAAGTCCACAGCAGCGCGTCGCTGTATTCGTCCGGCAGCAGCAACGGCTGCGTCGGGTCGGTGATCTGCGCGATGCCCACCTTCAGCGCCAGGTGGATTTCATAGGCCGATGTCGGCACCGGCCAGACGTAGACATTCCCGAGCGGATACGCGCTGTCGTACCAGACGGCGCGCGGCCAACCGGTCATGCCCTTCAGCACGATCCGGTTATATTCTTCCCGCGCCTGGACCACGTACATCGGATAATCCACCCAGGTCGAGGGTGCGGCCGCGACCAACGCGCCCCCGTCAGTCAGCACATTGCCGTTGCCGTCGGTCAGCGGGATGTAATTGCCGTCGGTCAGAACATTGTCCACAAACGTCGTCGGCGGGATCCGCAGGAACGCCGACTCGATCCGGTCCGGCCGAGCCGTCACAATCGTTCCGGTAGCGCCAATGCTGTAGCTGATCACACCGCTGCCGACGAACGACACGTCAACCAGGTCGAGGTTCAGCCAGCGCTTGCGGTTCCACTGGCCGAGGATGAGGTTGACCTGGAACAGCGCGTCGCTGGAATCGCTTGCCTGCGCCACCTGGCCGAGACCAAGCACGCCCGACGCCTTCAGCGCCTGCGCGATGATATCGGCCACGATGTCGGTCATGGATCAGGCGCTCACGACAACGCGCCATTTGCCGGCCGTGCCGGCGCCGACGAACATGGCGGTTTTGCCGGCAGCGACGGACACCGACGCATTGATCGCGCCGGAGCCGATCTGCTGGCCAAGGTAGGGGAACACCGCGAGCGCATTGGCGGCGTCATTGGACACAAAGATCGGCAGGTCGGTGAGGAAGGGCGGCAGGATCACGCTGTCCGCCGCCGTGGCTACCACGGTGACGGAGTTATAGCGCGTGGTGAGCACGACGGCGCCGGACTGGCCACCGCCGGCGTTGGCGGTGATGCCTTCAGTGACGGACGAGACGACGGGGAACGGCTGGGCGAACGTAGTGAGTGCCACGATGGTGGTCCTTTCGGGAGAGCTTTACGGTGCGAGGGAGCCGACGCGGGTTCGGCTGCGGCCTAGTTGGCGGCGAGACGAACCGCGAGCTGCGGGCGGATGGCCTGATAGCCGTAGAGGACATCGAAGCGGCACGGGAACAGGTCGTTGTTGATGTCGTACATCCGCACCAGCCGCATGCTGATACCGTCCATGACTTTGCGCGCCGCCATGTCCACACCACCCGGCAGCACCATGTCGGCGGTCGCGAAGGTGAACGCGTCCTTGGCATAGGCGAGGCTGATGCCCGACGCGGTGGAGATCGTGCCTGCGAAGGTCAGCAGCGCGCCGGTGGCGGGTGCGTTGGTGACGTTCTGCGTGCCGCCGGAGATTGAGATCGCCGGGCTGATTTGCATCGTGCCGGCGCCGCCTGCATAGGCCGCAGTGAGAACGAACTGCTGCAGGGTCGCGGTGGTGGCCTTGGTCTCAGGATGGACGCGGTAGACGCCGGCGATGGTGAAGATATCGCCCTGGTTGCCAGAGCCGGTTCCGGTGCCGACGATCAGCGACGAACCGGTCTGGTTGGCGCCGTTGACCACATAGGTCGCGGTCTCGGCACCGCGGGTGTACTGGTTGAGGAAGGTGTTTTCGGCGAACTCGAAGCCTGCCGTGTGGCCCATCACGCCGTCGCGGTACTGCGCGGAGATCTCCGTCGTTGACTGGAACAGGCCCTTGAGGCTGTTGACCAGATCGACGTTGTCCTGGGTGTTGAGGCGGATCAGCTTCTCGCCGGCGGGTGCCAGGTTGTCGAGCAGGATCTTGCGGCCCTGCAGCACGTTCTGGAAGGTCTGCGCGGTGCCCTGGCCGTTCACCTGGTTGTAGACCGCGAGCGCCATGTTCAGCGCGTCGGCCTCGATGTTGGCCGCGAGCACCGCCATGGCGGGCTCCAGGATGATCTTGGAGAAGTCCATGATGTTCAAGGTCAGCTCGGTCGAGCTGAACGACACGTCGACGCCCTTCTGGCTGGTCACGTTCAGGGTGACCTGGTTCTCCACGGTCGGCTGCTGGGTGAGCGTCGGCCCATTGCGAATCACATACTGGTTGGGCAGCCGGATGCGCAGCGCGGAGCCGATCTTCGCACCATCCTTGGTGAAGCTGTCATCATAGGCGCGATTGATGCTGCCGATGAAGTTGCACTTCTGGTGCAGGATCGCGAGTGCAGCATTGGTGATGATGCTGGAATTGAGAAGCGTGTTGACGGTCAAGGGAAGGCTCCATTCAGAAGGACACGTCGTGTCGGAGACGCGCTCTTCGCGCGATGCCTCACGGCGCTGTCAGCGTCCTTGCCCAAGGGACGCCTAAAGTTGGGAAATCCGCGGCGGGGCTTAGCCGCGGGTTTTCTTGTTCCACCACTTCTGGAATTCCGCCGGTTCCATCCGGTCCGGGTTCAACTCCGCGCGTGCGGCGGTGGCGAGCGGACGGATCGGCGGCGGTGCCTGCGTGGTGGGTTTCGGGGTCGCCGGCTTGGCAGCAATCCGCTGCGACAGTCCGGCCAGTTCCAGCGCCAGGTCGATCGGCGCCAACTTCAGGATGCGTGCCGCTTCGGCCGGATCAGCAGCGAGTTCCGCGACGACCTTGTGGCCGCCGGGAAGTTTGCCGATCGTCTGCATGAATGCCTGGTTCTCAGCGGCGCCCATGTCAGCGAGCGCGTTGCAGCGCTCGGTGAAGTCGGCATAGTCGGTGTTGCCCGCGGCAATCCATGCCTCGGACTTCGCGGCCGTCTCCCGCTGCGCGACCAGCGCTTCGGCACGCTGCTGCACCTGGCGATCGAAGTCCGCTTGTGTGGGAGGGGCTTTCGGATCGCGGGGCTGGAGTTTGTCGAGGGCGGCTTGCGCTGCCGCTGCTTGCCGGCGGGTCTCACGCAGGTCGAAGGCCATCTGGCGAATAGCCCGGTCGCGTGGATCGGGTTTGGGGGTGGTGTCTGCCTTGGGGTCTTCAGCCGGCGGGTCTTGCTCCGTGCCCGGTTCGGGAGCGATGGTGGTCGTGTCGGAGACGCGCTCTTCGCGCGATGTCGCGGGCGTGGTGGTGATGGTGGTGGTAGGCTCGGTGGCGGAGGGTTCAGTCGCCGCCGCCGTGCGGGCGTCGTCGGATGCTTCGGTCACGGATATCTCCGGGGTTGGTATCCAGCAGCCGGCTGGTGCGGTGGTGTGGATCGGGCGAGCCGGGCGGGCTCAAGCCGCGAAGGAAATCGTCTGTTGCCAATGTCCGCATAATGCGGCATAAGATGTCTGCGGCCAGGGGATCAGCCCCGGCCCTATCGAGGGATTATCCAGATGAGCGACATGACCGCCGCACCAATCGAAATGCGCGCCATTCTTGCCCGGATCGATCGTGATCTCGCGGAGCAGGGCAAACTTCGGGAGGAGTCGAACAAGTTCATCGCCGAACAGCACAAGCTAATGGCCGAGGCCGAGAAGCTGCGGGCGGAGGAAAGGAAGCTGGGTCGCGACCGATTCCTCGCACCTTGGCTTGCTATTGTCGGTCTGATCGGCGGACTGATCAGCATCGCGTCGCTGATCTCGCGCTGGAAGGGCTGGGGATGACCCCAGACCGCTTCCGCGCCTGTCTCGCTAGCCTTTCCTGGTCCGGTCGTGGCCTCGCAGCCCTGCTGCGGGTGGACGAACGGCAGGTGCGCCGCTGGTCCACCGGCGACTACGAAGTCCCCCACGGCATCGCCGAATGGTTGGAGCGGCTGGCCCGGTTCCACGAGGCAAATCCGCCGCCGGAGCGCGGCGGCGCGCAAGCCGCGGAGTAGGCGTTACTGTGTCGGTGCCGCCGGCGCCGCGCCGTCCGCCGCCGGGTCGGGCGGCGCGATCGCTGCTGCATGCGCCGCGTCGGCCGCATCGTGCGACTGCATCACCGGGAGCGCCGGCATGCCCAGCAGCTGCGACAGCATGCTCCTCACCAGCACCTTCGCCACCGTCGGATCGGCTGCGGTGACGGCCTCCAGCCGGTCGGTCTCGGCGCGGTAATCGTCGGTCGCGGTGCGGTTGCTCTTGTCCTTTGCCTGCTCCTGCAGCAGCGCAATCTCGGCCTTGAGGTGCGCCACCTGCAGATCCGCCGCCTGGGCGACGGACTGGCCGTGCTGGGTGACCTGCTGCACCTGCTG